TAGGTATCTCCAAGCCCATCCCAATCAGGAGATAGACAGATAGTGTCAGCATCTACCCATACCAAACCAGTCTTCTTTATCATTCTATATCTGAATAAATCAGAGAAGGCTGCATATGTGTTTTGTACTAGGAACATCTCAGACTCGTCCATTATATCCCCCGCAAAAGCCTTCTGAACGCCCTCTGGGACCTGCATATCCATATCATATACATAAAGTGTAAGGTCGTGTCCATGATGTATGAAAGAGGATAAGGATACTTCTTGTATTTTTGTCATGGGATTTCCTACCCATAAAGATCCAAACTTAGCCATTTTTACCCCTAAGAATAATATTGGTTGCTTCCGTATTACTATGTTGATAAAATATTGGTTTCTTTAATGCATAAACATTAAAGTATTTTTGAACCAGTGCAAAACCCTGATCAATATGTTGATTATTATCCCCAGACCATTTGGCAATCTTCTTTGCTAAACTTATGTACTCTGGTGATATGTATAGTATTGCGTGAGTTGCAAGCATGCCATTTATCTTATAAATTCCTGGAAATTTTTCATTTCTATCATATGATAAATTATTTAGTTTTGATTGGCTATTAAGAAACCCCCATCCAGATAAGCCTAGATAAAGAGCATCTGTATCATCAGGTATCTCAAGTATATACGAACTATTTTGAAGTACACAGTCATCTTCAAGAATTATTGTGGGCTCCTTCATATTCTCCAAGATTCCATAATGAGATTTTGCACATCCTGCCATAGGTTGTTTTGGCATAGCAACACCATTAAACCTTGAATATTGTTCAAACCCTACATCTTTTCCAAGTTGAACCATATCAATATTTCTATCTTTATGATGATCCATATTAATATAAAATGTTGGAATTTTTCTTAAATCAATTTGCATTACTTGCCTCTTTTTTTAAGATATATTTATCTGAAAAAAACTGCTTTTCTTCTACTAAGCCTTTTGCTGTTGCGTAATCATCATGAATAAATCTAATGTCAGTATCAAGTAACTTAATATCATATCCTGCAATTTGTTTTGCAAAATATGAAATCCATAAATCATCAAGTATGTAGTATTTTTTTGGACACTTAAAGAAACCCTCATGCAAAAATAGTTCAGCGCTGCACATAAGTCCTCCACCACCAGCATAGTTACCAGATTGACCTGGCTTAAGTCTAATCTTTTTCCAGTAATCATCAATTATATCATGTGCATAAAAAGACTTTAATACTTTGTCTTCATATTGATCATAACAGTCTTGAACAAATGTTGCAGGAATTCTTTGATCGTCATCAATAAAAATAATTTTTTCATATCCATTTTTTGCAAGATGTTTTGCAAGAATAAATCTACTAAAGATACTATTCTTATTGAAATCCTCTTTAATAAAAATATTGTATTTAAAACTTTGTAAACGTTTTCTTGTTGTGTTTAAAATATGTGGGTCACCATTAGAGTTATCTGAAATATAAAAATCAAAATCTAAATTTGTTTGTTTGTTTAAATCTTCATAAGTTTTTGGCAGGTTTTTATATCTAAGATATGTGCACATTATTATTGCAGTCTTAGAAGTTGGCTTGATTTTGTTTTTAAATATGTACATAACTTTATCAAAGAAAGAGAGGGGTACGCCAGGTAGACTTACCCCTCCCTAAAGAATTACTTCTTCTTTGCTGGAGCCTTTTTAGCAGGAGCCTTCTTGACTACCTTAGCAGTCTTTAGAGCCTTATCTACAGCCTTTACGTCAGGTAGACGACCAAATGCTGCATCATTTGGATTGATTGCTCTCATCAATACTGGTACAAGTGCACCAAGTAGTGAATATGCTAGTGTTTCTGGATCTGTAATTCCAGCAGCATACATTGCTGTACCCGCACCGATTGCAGATCTTACATATGAGGCAAGTGCCTTCTTTAGTTGTTCATTCATATATTTCCTCCTAGGATATTACATTAGTTATAACTGTTGCGCCAATCCATATACCAATAATTCCTGCGAGTCCCGCAAAAACTGGAGGTGCTGGTACTGGCAATTTGAATGCTGCAAATAATGCACCGCATCCAAAACCTGTTAATGTTGAAAGAATAATATCTTTCATTTTACTTCCTCTGCTGGCAATAATGCTTTTAGTTTCTCATATTCTTCTGATATTTTTTTCATAGAATAGTAATTTGGAGCCATTGATACTATATCTCCATATTCTTTAAAATAGTTAATTTCTGGTTCTATCTCATTGATAAAATTATTTAATCCAGTTTGAACATCCTCAATATACTGATAAGCCCAATCACGAGAATCAGATAAAAACTTTATAAAGTTTTCCTTGTGGATGCTTTCATCGTTTTGAATTTTTGACCCTTCAACATCATTAATTAATTTTTCAAGAATCATCATATCTATAAAAATTTTTTTATATTGACTACGTAATTTATTAAAATTATAGGCAAGAGTTATATATGCAACACTGACAGAAAATAAACATGTTGAAAGAATAATTAATGAAAGATTCATAACGTTGTCATTTCTCCGCATCTAGTACAACCTCTATAGGTTTTACCAGTAAATGGACAAGACACAGCATCCGCTAATTCGTGTCCAACTCTTTTACATTTAATTTTTCCAAATACAAGTTTAATCATATTCTTAATCATTTTAGTGCCTCTCTTGTTACTAAAACTATTGCTCCATTTTGCTCAAGTGCATCTTTTACTTTTGCAACATACTGCACTGCTTCTATTTTTTGATCATGTGTCATATAGTAAAAATCTTTTTCGTTCAATCTTATTGTTAAAAAATTGTCATTGTCAATAATTGTTACACCAAAATTTTCTGGGGCAACAATTGAATGAACAGCACTACGCATATTGTCAGTATACATTATTCACCTTCATTGTCTGTATAATGAAATAAATCTTCAAGAGAAGTAAAGCCAACATCATTAGAAATTTCAAGAGATTTTAGTAGCATCTCCCATGTTTCCTGTATATACTTTTTAGCAATTTCAGTTGGAATAACTATTTCTGAATCAACTAAAAATGCCAAAGGAAGACCTAAATCATTATACGCTACAAAATCTTGAAATGTTTTTTCATTTTTATGCTCAACCCAAAGTTCTGCAAGGATTGAACATACATCTTCAAATGATGTTAAGTCATTTCCGTTGTTAAAGATTGCCATACTTCGCCCCATTGATCTTTAGTTTTATGTCTGTTGAACTCTCTAGATATTTCTCCACCTTCCAAGTATACACCACCCCAAACTCCCCACTCTTTACCAGAGACACCGTTTGCAAAACATATTTTTGCAACAGGGCAAGAAGCACAAAAGTTATCTATATTGGACCTTAGTTCAATATCTTCTTCATATTTATCAAAATATAAATTAGTATCTAAACCAAGACACTTGGCCTCGTCTTTCCATAAATGCTGCTTCAAGGATTACTCCTTATACTTATTTGGAATATCCCAGCCATTACTGTTAATAGGGTATACCTTGTGTAAATACCATTCACCATTAACTCTAATGCCCTGCGGAGATGTACGTGCAATATCGGATCTCTTAAGATCAATAACATTCCATCCATCCCAGCGAAGATTGCGATTCTTCTTTACAATTGATTCCATAACCTCTAACTTGCTTACAATCATTTTATACCTCAGTATCTATAAATTCCGACTTCAATATTTTTGAGTTCGGCTGATGCTACTAACTTTGAAACTGCTTCTTTTGGCTTACTTAGAAATGCTAAGTAATTGACATGCTCTAAATTTTCCTCAATGTAGGATGCTGGTACCTTAAAGAATTTAATTTTCTTTCCTCTAGCCTTCATGCCCCTTTCAGAAAGATTTGAAAACTCTGAAACCATTGAATTAATTTTTGCTGGACCTGCAGAATAGATTAAAAGTTCTCTATCTTCGTCTTGCATTGCAGACATTGCAACACCCATTGCACGAAGAAAGACTTGGTAATCATCAAAATCTTTCGTTCCCTGCACTGCTACTATCATCGTCATTTCCATTCTTTAGGTTGTCTAATATAAACAACATTTTTTCAATATCTCTTTTTGACATATTGGTTGTGTCAACTGGAATAGTTGTATCCATATTAACATTTCCATTAATTGCTTCAGCACAATAAAATATACTGTTGCTAACCCAATATGCTTTACCCTCTACAAAAATAACCTTAATCGTATTTTTCTCAACATGCTTAATTGATTGAGATTTTTGGACTGGTCTTTCATATAAAGTTTTTGGAAGAAAATCTTTAATCATCATATGTATTCCACTTTGAGTTTGTGTGGAACCTAAAAAGATTTTAGTTTTTCTACCTCTATAAATTATATACAAAGAAAAGCACAATGTCAAGCCAATAATGGCAAAATGCTGTGCTTTCATTTTATATTTATTCCGACTTTTTATTTTTATTATTTAAATTGGTTTCTGGAGCAACAACTCTACTTACAATTAGTTGTCCTTTTAAAACCTCATACTCAAGATCAGAAGCCTTTTGCTTATAAAAAACAACAAGTTGCTTAAGTTCTTCAATTGTTAAATCATTCATAGCCTACCCCTTTAACTATTATTTATAAAATGGACTTAAATCAAGTACAGAACCGCCCCAGATTGTGTGATAACTTTTTCCAATTGAGTTATCGTATTCATCTGTATTTGGTTTTGTTGCCTCAAACTCTGCGTCTTTGCCATCACCAACATTTTTTGGTGAACATGCAGGACAATCTGGACAGTCTACATTCATTGCTTTGCATGTTTCGCATCCACAATTCTTATATCCCTCAGACTCTACCTCTTGTTCTTGAGGTGTTCCGCCAGGAATTTCCTCAACCATCTGCTTAATAACTGACACTAATTCTTTAATTTGATCTGCTGCTGACATTCCCATGCCTTCTCCTCCTGAACTTACTGCTCCACCTGTATTCATGCCAGAGTGTGAGTCACCAATTCCGCTTCTGCGTCTTCCATAACGAATTACGTCATCTTTGGTAGCATCTGGAACATTGGCATATAAAGCACGTACCTGCGCTGCTGCCTTACCCTTTGTAGGGTGAGTGCCTACAGTCTTGCCTTTGTCATCAACAACGGCATACTGTGAGCCTGAGCGTTCAATATGGTACGGCATAGTTTTCTCCTGAATCTATACTATGATTATATCAGATTACTTAAGAAGAAGGCGCTTAATCTCTAATAGGCTTATTTGTAATTCCCTTGAGATTTTTTCAATTTCTTCATCATTAAAAGCCTTATTATTAAGGGTTACTACGGGGTCATCAGACATAAAGTCAATCTCCAAAAACCCATTTTCCCATAGCCTCATAATGTCACGATTAATTTCATTAATATGTTCTTCATATAATTCGGGCATAATTTCTTGTATAGACTGGTTGAACTTATAAAGAGGTTGCTGTGTTTTAGGATCAATGCCTACTACCTCAATGGCACCAGTAATTATAAGGGCCTCAATGGTTGAATCAATTGGATTCATTTATGAACTCCATTAATTGCTCTTTTGTTTTTGCACCATTGATACGACGAATCTCTCTGTTATCTTCAATTAAAATAAAAGTTGGTATTGCTTTAATTTCAAATTTTCTACAAAGATCTCCATTGTCGTCAGCATCAATATATTGAATTTTTATTATGCCTTCTCTGTCAATTTCTTCTGCTATAGGACGAACACGCTTACATGGATTACACCATTCAGCAGTAAAATAAAGTATATGTCTCATTACTTACCAGACTTTGCTCTAGCCTTTTTGAGTGCTTCAAAATCTTTTACCTTGGTATCTCCCATGTATCCCCAAGCATATCCATCATTAATCATCTTATCATTGAGAGATTCTGTATCACCATTAACGTATACCCAGCCTAAAATACGACCATACTTCTCAGAAGAATCCATTTTTTCAGTTTTGATAACTACAGACTTAGCATCTTTAAGATGTTTCTTTAAGTATTCCTTAGACTCAAGGCCAAGGACTTTTTCAGCCTTATCAGATGTGCGAGATTCTGGTGTATCAATACCAGCAAGACGAACACGAGACTGGAACAAAATATCAAAACCTAAGTCAATAAGAACATCAATTGTATCCCCATCAACAACATTTTCTACTTTACGAACATAGTACTCATACATTTAGTTATTTTCTTTCTTTATAATAACTGGCTTATTATGATTTACATAATATGGGCCAAGATCTGCTTTGATGCGTCCATCTTTTCTTAGTTTTACAATTCTTCCGTTTTTAATCTGCGTAGCATTAAAAGGATGCTTATTATTTCCCATCTTCAAGTCTCTTTCTTTCATCAATTATTTCAACCATGAATTTCATCATTTTGTCATATCCAACAGCATTATCAACTACTTTGTTGTAGTGATGGCTGCAGAATAAAAGTTCTCCAGACTTACCAATAACTTTTACATATGCCTGTGCAGCACATCTATCACAACGATCTGTTGCGTCTAAAAGCCACACTTGCTCTTCTTGTTCAATCATTGTATTCATAGTATACTACCGCTTTCTATTGTCTGTGGAATAAAATCCCGAACCATTAAAGACCACCCCTGGCGATTGCCATTGGCGTTGCATTGTTGCATTACAGCACACAGGCTCAGTACTGTCGCCAAAATCTCTTTTGTATTCAACAGAACTAGAGCACTGTGTACATTTATAGTCATATATCGGCATTATTTAGACTTTTTCTTTTCTTTCAAAAGCCAAATTGGAGAATTTGGAAATTGCTTACCAAGTTCATAACCTAGTTTATTGGCAACAAACTGAATAATTTTAAACTTCATTACTTTACCTTATTCCCAAACCTAGCCCATACTCTTTCATGGATGTAATAACCTATTGATTCCCACGCTATATACATTAGGGCACCAAGACTGGCATATTCCCATTCACCAGTAAACAAATATATTACACCTGCGACACCAACTAAATGAAATGTTTCCCAACTAAAAGTTTTAATTAAACTTTTCTTGTTTGATTCCATTACTTAGCCTTTAGTGCTTTAAGTGTAGCCTGATCAACAATTCCAGTTACTGGCAAATTTTTCTTAGACTGAAAATCTTTTACTGCCTTTTCAGTACCTGAACCAAAAATACCATCTGCCTTTAACTTAAGAAGTGTTTGTACATTCTTAACTCCACTACCCTTTGAGCCAACCTTAAGTGGGCTAAAAGCCTTTGGAGCAGCAGGTGTTGATGCCTTTGCAGCAGGCTCTGAAGCCTTGACTGGAGCATCTGAAGAACCAACCTTGGAAAGAAGTGGAAGGTTTTCTTCGCCAGCATATACTGGACGACCCCAACCAACAACTGCATTCATTAACTTCTTCTTGTTGTTCTTTACATATGCACGAGTCTTCTCTACACACATTCCGCCATTGCGTTGATCTCCCTTTGCAGTTCCTGAAGTGTTTCCTTCAATAACTTGGATGGTGCCATCACCATTGTTCTTAATGCAAAGACCAACATGTGAAATACGATTTACACCATCATCTGGGAAATCAAAATAAATCCAGTCTCCTGGAGTTGGATCATCATTACGAGCATCAGCCCAACGATCTTTTTTCTTAAACCAATCAGACGCTGCTACTGTTGCTGCTGTCTTTGGAAAATCTTTTACTCCTGCTGTGTACGCACACCATGAAACAAACGACTGGCACCATGGTAGGAAATTTGCACCCGTCCACTTACCATATTTTGTTTCGTTATCTTTTGGACCTTCAATAGTTCCAACTTCTGCTTTTGCAACTTCAATAATTGCTTCTAATGAGCCTTTGACAGCCATAAAACCCTCCTAAAAGTTTGTTATCTCTATTATAGCAAAGAATGAGCAGTTTTACAACTTGCTCAGGTTGTCCCAGGTAGCGTCCTGAAATTTAATTAATGGTAATTGACTTAGGCTTCTTTTCTTCAGGAACAATACGATCTACATTAATATGTAGCATACCATCCTTTAGTTCTGCCCCAGTCACTTCCATATATTCACCAAGAGCAAATGAGCGTGTAAACTTACGGCTTGCAATGCCCTTATGAACTACCTCAGCGTCTGTTACTTCTGTAATTTCACCCTTAATAATTAGGGTTCCATTATCTACTGACACATCAATATCTTCTTTGCCAAACCCTGCTACCGCAATAGAAATACGATATGTATCTTCATCTAGTTTAAGAAGATCATATGGAGGATATGACTGTGAGTTGATTTTGTGTGCATTGTTTAAACGGCTTAACTCTCTGTTAAAGCCAATAAAAAAGGGATCATTAAAAAGATCCATAGCAAATTGTGTTACCATTTTATTCCCCTTTCAAGCGAATAAGTTAGTGCACCCCCATTTGGCAGGTGCACCAACTATTATACACTACTTTGAGATGTATTGGTAATTCGCTGACTTTGGCAAACTAGAAATAAATACATTCCAATTTGTTGAATCATTTTTTGCTACAGCAAGTGATGCTGCAATTGGGGTAGCAATTGATGTTCCTGTGACAGTAATATCCCATCCACCATATGCCTTAATGTCTGCATCTCCTCTAGCAACCAAATCTAGTCCAGGACCAACATTTGTATAGTTTGCTAGTGCTGTGTATGATGACTCAGGATAAGGTTTAGTTGATACAGTGGGACGAAGTGCTCCAACTCCAATTACACCATCAACACATGCAGGAAATCCTACCTGATTTTTCTTTGAATCATTTCCTGTAGCAACAAATGTTGCAATGTTTTGAGCATTAAGATTGTTTACTGCTGACTCAAAAACCAAGTCTTTTGGACAAGTTCCTGCAACAAAATTGCTTCTAGACTGACTAATTGATACAGCCTTAATGTTAAACTTTGCAGAATTCTTTGATACCCAATCAATTGCACGGCTTAAAGAAGTTCCATCATTGTGCATTGCAGAAAATGTAGGATAAACATTAATATCTGAAATACGAATAAATACAATCTTTACAGAAGGATTTGCTATTACTGCTGCTTGTGAAACGTTAAATCCGTGATCAACGCCCTTTACCTTCCAATCCTTGACCATTGCTGATCCTGGACCTTCTTGAAAGTTAGTTCCATTTGGACAACTCTTAAGCGTAAAACATACTTCATATACCACATTGCTGTTTTTTGAAACATCAATTGCTGTATCAATAATTGCAATTGTGTCTGTTGGTGCTGCTTGTGCTGGTTGAATTACAACAAGTCCAAGTGCTATCGCTAATAGTCCCGCTACCTTTTTCATTTTGCTCCTTTTATTTTTTTTACGATATCATCAATCTGATGACATGACAACATGGGTCGCCACCTGCGTCCCACTCTTCTAACTCTTCCTCACCCATATATTCGTATCCACCATCATGAGTATTACAGTATGGTGGTGTTACCCAACCTCTTTCAATACCATTTTCAAGCCAGATACCAAATTCTTGTTCTTCTGGAGACAAGTCTTCTTCATGTGAATGATTCATATATTAAGTATACCCTCAAACGCTAACTACGTCAACTGGACCCATGCATGATGGGCTAAATTTAATTGCTGCATTTACTGCACCCATTACACGCTTTCTTGCATCTTTGGCTTTTTCTGTGGCATTTAAATAACCATAAGCATACTCTGCTCCTGAACCCATAGCAAGATAAGGAACTGTATATTTAGATAAAGACATGTCGGCAGAACTATGCTCATAGATTTGACCACGAACACAAATTATCAAGCCAAGATCACCATCTTTAGATGTATCTACCCAAAAATCATTATAGAAGTTTTTAAGTTGTTTAATAAACTTGGTTTGCATAAATTTATCAGTGTCTTTAATATCTGGGACATAAGGATTAAAGTTATAACGAATGCGTTCACCATCCATTGATCCAGCATATCCCATTAGATAGGGACCTAATTTCCAAACCTTTGGACTAGATAGTGCTAGAATGGTGCCATCATCTGATGCCCCACGATCACCAGCCATATATACTTTATTATTTACTTCATCACGAACAACTGCAATACAAGTCATGCAGAAACCCCTCCCAAAATGCTTACCTTTAAGTATAGCACTTCCAAGAGGGGCTGTCAAACAGGGTCAAATATGCTTAATTAGGCTATCTTTGATTTCTTTCTGCGTGTTTCTACTTCCATATCTTGTACTGTTACTGCATTTTTATCTGTGGTAGAAAATGCTGCATTGATTTCATCTCTTGTAAGTTTACCGTCATCCATAAATGCACGAGCCAACTTTTCAACTACAACTGCTACTGCACTAAGTCCAGCAACTGTCATAGCCTTTGCTACTGAAATTCCTGCAATTGCTCCTGCACCAATTACTGCAAGTGCATTTGCTGCAAATACCGCAACAATACGCATAAGAATGTTCCAAATGTTTGATACACTGTTCATGTTTACTCCTCTCTATTTCTAATTGGACTAGTTAAAATCCACAATGCTGTAGTCATTACAATTCCATATCCGACTATAGTCTTAGCACTGCCATCTAATACAACCCAGGCAATAAACATTCCAAGAAGAGTCCATGCCTGATCAATTAGATCTTTTATTATATTTTTTATTATTCTTACCATCTTCTTCCTCCTCTTGAACCTGGTGAGTTGGCTCCTGAGCCTCCACCAGAACTTCCACCTCCTGTACCACCGCCTGCTGCTCCTCCCGCTGCTGCTACAGCATTAATTGCTGCACCTGCTGCTACTACTGTTGCAACAACCATATCAGTTGCTTCTTCTCTTTCTGCTGGAGTCATATCTGCTCCAATACTTCCAAATGCTGCTAAGGCTGCTCCTGGGTCTGTAAATGCTGCTTGCAATAATGCTCCTGGATCTTGAACTAATTCAACATTTGCTGCTACTTGTGCAGTAATAATAAGTGCATTTCCATTTTCATCAGTACGAACATTTACTGGAGTTGATGGTGGTAAGTCTGCATATGAAACTCCAGAAGCCTTTACCTCTGCTGCAGATAATGATTCGCCAGGTTTAAGATTTTCTACTAATGCTGCTACCACAACTTCTTTTTGTTCTTTAGTTAATTCTTTACCTTCTTTTGCTTCTGCAATTATTTCTTTTAATTCTTTTTCTTCCGCTGCTTTTTCTGCTTCGGCTTTAGCATCTTCTGCTTCTTGTGCTTTTGCTTCTGCTTCAGCCTTTGCATCTGCTTCTGCTTGTCTAGCAGACTCCGCTTCTGCCTCTGCTGCTTCTGCCTCAGCCTTTGCATTCTCCTCAGCCTGTCGTGCTGCCTCTGCTTCGGCTTCTAGTCTTTCTGCTTCTGCTTTGGCTTCAGCCTCTTGTTGTGCCTGTGCTTCAGCCTCTGCTTGTGCTGCTGCTTCTTCTGCAGCAATTCTATCTGCCTCTGCCTGTTGTGCTTCTGCTTCTGCTTGTGCTGCAGCCTGTTCTGCTGCTATACGATCTGCTTCTGCCTTTGCCGCTTGTTCTTGTGCAGCCTGGGCTGCTGCTGCTGCAAGTGCTGCTGATTCTGCTGCTGCTCTTGCATTTGCTTCTGCTATTGCTGCTTGTCTTTGTGCTTCCGCTCTTGCTTCTGCTTGTCTTACGGCCTCTTCTGCAGAAAGTGTATTTTGAACAATTGCATCTGCTGCAGAAATTGATGATTCCACTGCAGAAACTGCTTGCTCAACAAGAAGTATTGCCGAATCTAATTGTGATTTTGCTGTTTCAAGTTGTCCTTGCCAATAAACAACCTGTTGATTTGCTGTTGTCAAGTTTGCTTGTGCTGTTTGCAAGTCTATTTGTGCTGCATTAATATCTGATTGCAATGCATTTTTATCTGATAATAATCCAGATAAAACCGCTTGTGCTGCAGTTAAAGTTTGCTGTGCAGAGGTTAAGTTATTTTGTGCAATATTTAGTTGCTCTGCCAGGTTTGTATTTGGTGCAGGAGGTGTATATGGAGTATATCCAGTTCTATCAATATGTGCAGTAAAATTACTTGAATTTGTTCCAGATGTAAGTGGTATTGATGTGCTTTGCATTTGATTATTTACATACTCAACTACCTGAACTGGATTATTATAATTGTTACCGTTCATGCCAATAGAAGAAATATCTGCTTTCCAAGATCCATCAAGTGGGTTTACATCAGCATCAAATGTCATGTAGGTTGTTGATGTGCTAGGTGCATGTGTTCCAAATGGAACAACATTCCATTCAACCAATAAAGAATTAATTGTTGTTGAATATCTAACATAAGTTGATGCATCAACATTCCACCAATCACGGAAGTTAATGTAAACTGCTGGTGCGTTTCCACCCCAACCTTGTGGGGTACCAAAAGATATCAAACCATTTGTAGCAACATAAACATCTGTATATGTTTGATCTCCAAGTTTGAGAGCGTAAGGTAATGTCATTTTAAATGCCCAGTCATCATCTTTTGGAAGGTCTGTTGTTTGTGGATTTCCAGCATTTTGAAGTCTAATTTGATTTTCAATTAATGTTACATCGCCCTGAAGAGTTGTAACAGTAGCACTATCTGTATTAACAGTTGCTGTCTGGCTATCAATCTGGTTATTAAGAACTGTCATACTATCTGTTAAAGATAGAACTGTTGCTGATTCTGTGGCTACTATTTGAGCCATGGCTGTCTGAGTCTCTACCGCTTGATCTAGAGAACTTTGGGCAGAAATAACATTATTGACAGCCACAGTAGCACTATCTACTACTGTTTGAGCCTGTACTATAGAGGTCTGAGCCTGTGTGATAGTGGCTGTAATGGTCTCTGTAGGGCTTGTAATGGCTGTTGCTTGGGTTTCTATGACTGCCGTGGTAGTTTCAGCCTGAGTAATTGTAGCCTGTGCTACCTCAATAATGGCTGTTGCACTTTCTATTGATGTGTGGACTATAACCGTTGAAGAAGAATCTATTGTTGCTGTTGATGTGTCTGATGAAGATATTTGATTTGTTATTTCTTCTTCAGCATGTGCGTGTTCGGTTGGGCATAGAATGAACCAAATTCCCACCAAAAATGCCACTAGCCCACTTTTTAGTAGGATATTTTTGATAGGGGGCACATCCTTTCCGATGTTTAATAACCCTATTATATCATTTTATGAAAACAAAAAAGGGAGCCAGTTACCTGACTCCCCTAATTGTTGGACTTTTAAGCCTTTACCTTTGTCTGAATCTTTAAGACTAGAGCGGTAAGTGCTGTAATTTGCTTCTTAAGTGAAGCAATCATTGAAGCAACAGACTTTGAAAGTTTTGCTACTGCATCTGA